TGCTACTACGGGTAAAGTTATAGAAACAATAAAACAAAATAAGTAATGTCTAAAATTGTGGCCTATGTGGCAGTCCCAGTAATAATAGACTGCGAGAATAATAAAATTGAAGAAACCGTAAAGGAAATGTACGGTGCAAAATCCTATGTAGGATATGATTATACCAATGATGGGGAAGCGAGCTTTGTTGACATGGTTTTAGCACTAAAAAACCAGTATGAAATGATTGAAAAAATAAAAACAAAATGAAAAACATGAACACAACTTTAGAGATCCCCGAAGGCAGCAGGGCTACCATTCAGGGAAAAGTAATTGACGGCAAGAATTACCTTGTCGTTGAGGTGGAGCAGGAACCCGAATTGAAAGAGGGGGATTTGGCGATATTTTGGAATGATGATAAACATCACAGGGCAATGATAGGGGTTTACGAGCTTTTTCTATGTGATTACCATATTGATCACATGGCTATGTATTGGGACAACGCCATCAAATGGGATGGCACAAAGGGGCAGTATGAAAGGGTACTGCGTGGCGAACTTTAATTTTTCAATGCAAATTCAAAGTATAACTTAAAATATGAACAGATGAATTGGAGAGATTTACCTTACAGAATTATCGGCTTGCCGTTCTTTATGATTCTCGGCTTGCCGTTTATTGTAGCGCACTACGCCAAATGGTGCGTGGATTTTATGCGCTTCGGAGGAAAAGCGTTTGAGGGAATGGGATTGATTGAAGACAAGAAACAACTGAAAGCAACACAACCCAAAGACACGAAAGACAATGTGAAGATGCTGGGTGTTATTGAAGTGATGCGCATTTCGTCTTTTGGAATACCGATAACAACGCTTCTTTCAGATATGATTTATGGCGAACACGCAGATAAGTCAGTTACGATTTCGCTAATAGAAGACGGACATATCCCCATGAGATTTGCGGAGGATGTTATAAACGAAAGCAAATGGGCTGAACTTTATAGGGAAAACTACAAAAAAATATGGAATTTGGAATAATGAAAAACAAAGCATTACGAATTATCGCATTACCGCTTTTTGTGGTGTGCGCCGTGCCCTTTGCGCTCATACAACTTGTAAAATGGTGCATAGGGTTTATTGGTAGGGGCAAAGACGTTTACGGCCTTATGAAACCCGTCAGCGAGGCGGAGAAATCAGCGAGGGAATTGGTTTATAACCTTAAAGAGGAGATAATCTGGAAACAGCTGTCAAAGGCGCTTAAACCCAATTTTCACACTTGAGCAAGAGCTTTCAAAACTTTCCGTTGCGGCACTAAAATGCAAAAGAGAAATCCAGCATGGTTTTGAAAACAGCATATTAGGAGGGTTGATTAAACGGCTTGCCGATTGGTTGGAAAAGATGTTAAACAAGTAAACAATGACAACAAAAATCTACAACATAAAGTCAATGGACAAAATATGGGTATTGACAACAGACGGCAGGTTATTCAGTCTGCTGCGGATTGGGGAAAGCGTGAAAGACGGCTCTAATAAAATAACCTGCTCAAACAAAGATGGGCAACCGGTGGAATTGACCCTTGGAGATATTTCCTTTGTTTTCGGGCATTACAAGCTATCAGGACTTGAAGTGGAAACAAAGGATGGCAGGAGAATGAAAATTGCCTGTATAGGCGAAAACGGCACGGAAACGGGTTGCAACAAGGTTGTCTGCTCGGTAGGCAGGGAAACCGAGGACATAACCTTTCAGGATGTGGAAAGGGTGTATGGGGTGTATAACTTTTTCAACTTCAAAAAGGGAACATTAGGGTAAAAAGAGAAACAATGAACAATATTAGTTTCAAAGCAGAAACAATAAAAGGTGAAATTATAGAAGCGTGTTGTGTTATAAATAAACATGATAGACTTCTTTTAAGTAATGAAGCTAAAGCAGGATTTTGGATAGAGTGCAAGCCAGATACGCTTCAAGTTGTAACCAAAAAACAAGTAGAATATTGTTCGCATTGCGGAAAATCTTCATGTAATGGTAGCTGTTTTTAGCATTACGCACAACGGAACGCAGCTATGCCCAGTTGGGCAATTTGAGACACAAAATTATCAATTTAAAATAAAGTAGTAATGGAGCACAAAAATTTGAATAAACAAGAAACTGCCCAATTGGGTATAGGTGCTGTTAGCGCACGTTTTTTATCAGAATTATCAGATATAAAACCCTGTCCTTATTGTGGCAATAAAATGCCTTTTTCATATTACAACCCATCAACTGCCTATCTCGGCTGTGATGATTGTGGGATAAATTTTGGAAGCGCACAGGTGCTGTATAAAAGAGATGAACTACCTGAAGAATTGAAAGGTCTGGAATACGAAGCAAATGCGCTTGAAATAATTGAAGAAGATGGAACAAGAACTAAATATCCCGAACACAATAGAGTTGGCATAAATTGTGTGATAGCGTTTGACCATAAAGGCATTTTGTCTAAATGGAATAAGCGGTCTTAAAAATGTGTGCTAACTTAGATATAGAACCAACACCTATACACCCCCAATTAGGGGGGATAGAAACAATAAAAACAAAAACGAAAAAAATGTAAGGAATGATTGAGATTGTAAGGGAACAAAGGGAAGAAACAACGGCATTTGAACGGATCGGGGCAACATACAAATTGCCCGTTACGTTTGTAGCGATTGGAGAGGTTATTTGTATAAGGGGAAAACACTATACGCCATTCCCAAGGCCAAAGGGCGTGAGGGGTTGTTTGGGTTGTGCGTTGGTAAATGAGAACTGCGACAAGATTCAATGCTCAAAGTTTGATAGGAAAGACGGAATATTCGTGTTTTTCAAAAGGGTGTACTGATGGACAAGGATGACGAACTTGTAAGATTGCGAATTGACGTAAAGACCGAAATTCTGGTAAGGCCCGAAAATGCGACAAGGGAATATGCCGCTTTGTACAGAAAAAAAAGGAGCATCCGAAGGCGCAGACCAAAAACGCTACGAAGTGAGGCCAGGGAGATACTCGGTTATATGCGTTCCATTGATTTCCGCTTTGGGTCTTATGAGGATTTGGGGCGTATGGAGGATTTATCGGAGCGTATAAAAATGGGTATTGACAAGGAATAGATGTCGGGTTGTAAACTTATATTGAAAATCAGCAACATACATCGTTTTTGGTTGTAAAGTTGGCAAAAAACTTGCATATGTGCGAAAAAATGAGTTAATTACAGTTAGGGTTATTGTGTAAAATGACACTTTTTTAACACAGGCGAAAACTTAAAACAATCATATTGCATGGAAGGTATTTTGATTCATTATTCATCCTACTGCCCCTTTTTGGGGTTTCTCTGATTGTCGGGGGGGTTGCCTTATGTGGAATTTAGACATGGTATGGAAAGAGGAAAAGAGCATCTACGAAACCTCCATAGAAACAAAGGCGTTGAAGCGCAAAATTGACAATGAGCAATTACACTATTTCAAGGCCAGGGAACTAAACGAGGTATGCCCAACACCAAAACAGAACGAGCAGTATAGAATAATAACGGAAAAGCAATTCAATTCATTTGCCCTTGTGTTAAGCCTACTGGAAACCAGAGATATTGACGAATTATACCTTGCAATATACAGAGTAAACGAACCAACGGTAGCCACTTTGACCGAATTTATTGATCAGGGAAGAATAAAATACGCAGCCTTTGTTCTATCAAGTTTTTTCAACGCAACAAAAAAGCCGGAGGTGTGGACAAGGCGTTTGAGCGAATACTGTAAAGAAAACCCCCAAAAAACGGATCACGTATATGCGCATATTCACGCAAAGGTAATGGCGGCAAGGTCGGGCGATGATTATTTCGTTTTTGAGGGCAGCGGAAACATGAGCGATAACGCAAGGATTGAGCAGTATGTTTACGAGAACAACAAGCAAGTATTTGACTTTCATAAGGAGTGGATATTAAAAGTGATTGAGCAATAAAACAAGACATGGCATTCGACAGGGATAAACTATACCAGCAGGCACAAACCGCAATAACGGAAAACAACCTTTTCTTTATTGAGGATGTCGTTGCTTTTATCCCCTGTTCAAAGCCTACGTTCTACGAGCATTTCCCAATAGATTCTAACGAACTTAACAACCTAAAAGGCCTATTGGAGAAAAACAAGATTCGCACCAAATCCGCAATACGGGCAAAGCTGTACAAATCACCGAAGGCATCCGAGCTTTTGGCACTTTACAGGCTTATCTGCACACCAGAGGAGCGGAAGATGCTGAACCAAAACTATATTGAATTAACAGGCAAAGACGGCAAAGACCTTTTGCCGAAGATAGAGATAGAGATAGTAAATGGGGAAAGTTAGGGTAAAGACAACGAACGTATTTCAAAGGATGGAGGAAGCGTCAAGGGATTTTTCCGTGATTTCGGCACAAGGGGGTTCGCGGTCGGGAAAGACATACAACATTGTCCTTTGGCTCGTTCAGCGGCTTCTGTTAAATCAGGAAACCTCATGCTCAATTGTCAGAGCTACCCTACCCGCTTTGAAGGGTTCCGTATTGAGGGATTTCAAAGACATCCTCTTGCGTATGGAGCTATGGGATGATTCGGCATTTAACAAGTCGGATTTGATTTACACCCTGCCCAACAAGAGCTGGTTTGAGTTTTTCTCAACCGATAGCGAGGAGAAGTTAAGGGGGCGGAAACGTGATATCCTCTTTGTCAATGAAGCGAATGAATTAACCTTTATCGAGTGGCAACAGTTACAGATGCGTACCACACAATTAGCGATTTTGGACTATAATCCAAGCTTTACCGATGAGCATTGGATAAGCAAATTGAATAAGGATGAAAAGACGTTCCACTTCATAACCACCTACAAGGACAACCCGTTTCTGGAGCAGAGGATCATTGAGCAGATAGAGGCCCTGAAAGACAAGAACCGCTCCCTGTGGACAATCTACGGACAGGGTCAGCAGTCGATGGTCGATGGGCTTGTCTTTACGAACTGGGATCTGGTGGAACAGATACCGCCATCTGTTCGCAAGCGTTACATAGGGCTGGACTTCGGATTTTCAAACCACCCTTCGGCAGCAGTCCTTGTAGGGC